CTTTTCCCGAACCAAGACGGCGGAATTAAAGTCGGCCTAAATGCCGATCAAGAAAAAACGGCACTCGCTGGCGTCCGCGCAAAATTCTACAACATCTAAAATATATGGAACCTCTAAACTTCTTAATCCTATTCGCCGTGTGCATGACCTCGGCCTTCGCCGGTGGCTACACGTTGGGCAACCTTAAAGCCCACAGCGAGGCTGAAAAGAGCCGTCGCTGGTGGATGAATCGGCAAATCCGCAGGGAGCGCGGGGAATGACTCCCGAGGAGCAATATGACGCTGAGATAATGTTTACTCGTAACATCCTTTGTGGGATGGTCGAGCAGGCAGTCGAAGACATGCGGAGCGAGAAAGTATTTGTTTCAAAACAAATGAACGCTCACCAAGAGATCGACCGCGGTACAGCGTTGCACTTTATCCGGTCGAGAGCATTCCAAGGCATCTGCGATGTTCTCGCCCTGCCAGCGGACAAAATAAAAACCCAAGCTCTTAAATATGAATCTCGCAATTGATCCAGGCACAACGCACTCGGCCTTTGTGCAGTTCCACAACGGCAAGATAGTTGACCACGGTCACCTGCCAAACGAGGAGATGCGGCAGGTGCTCATCGGTCGCGAATACACTCGGTGCGCCTGCGAGATGATCGCCAGCTACGGCATGGCTGTAGGCTCCAGCACCTTCGAAACGTGCGTTTGGATCGGGCGGTTTATCGAGGTGTCTAGAGTAGACGTGGAACTAATTTTCAGAAAAGACATCAAACTTTTTCTCTGCGGAACGATGCGGGCAAAAGACGCCAACGTGCGTCAGGCATTGCTCGATCTCATCGGGCCGCAGGGAACAAAAGCCCAGCCGGGGCCAACCTACGGCATCAAATCCCATTCATGGGCGGCACTCGCTGTGGCCGTATTCGCAGCACAAAACAACAAATAGAAAACATAAATATGAAACCAACAACTGAAAACGTAACAATCAAAGCACCTAACATCGTGAAGGCACGATTCAGCATCGTAGGCACGGCACCTTACATCCAACTCCGATTTTCGGAGAAGGCAATTAACACCATGATCGAAAAGCACAAGCTCGGCAGCCAAGCCAACAAGAAAAAAGCCAAGGAAGCGCGCGACTTTGATGCAGACTTTGTGGCGGCAAAGCACGTCAGCAGCGAGGGCTGGGAAGGCATTCCTGCCGGAGCATTCCGAAACGGACTGATTTCGGCCTGCCGATTGGTAGGGTTTAAAATGACGCTGGCCAAGCTGTCGATCTTCGTCGAGGGCGATGGATTCGATAAGATTGATGCGGTTCCGCTGATTAAGATCAATGGAGCATCGGAACCACATATCATGCACGCTCGGAATGCAACAGGAGTCTGCGACATCCGGGTGCGTGCGAAGTTCTGGCCTTGGTCGGCTAACGTAAACATCAGCTACGATTGCGACCAGTTCACTTCTACGGACGTTGCAAACCTACTCCAACGAGTCGGGCAACAAGTCGGCATCGGTGAAGGTCGCCCCGACAGCAAAAATTCAGGCGGAATGGGCTGGGGCACATTCACGTTAGCCAACGAATAATATGAATTTCGCCACGGCGACAATACAACCCGCAGCGGATTCCGTGGAATCCGACTGCAGCCCTACGCAGGCGAGGCATGGCGCGGCATGGCACGGCATGGCTGGGCATGGCAGGCAGGCACGGCAGGGCAGGCACGGCTTGGCCGGGCGAGGCTTGGAATGGCGGGGCGAGGCAAGGCGAGGCAGGCATGGCAGGCACGGCCTGGCAGGGCGAGGCTTGGAATGGCGGGGCTTGGCGAGGCATGGCAGGCGAGGCGCGGCCTGGCACGGCGGGGCTTGGCAGGGCAAGGCAGGCATAGCACAAACCGCAGCGATAGAGCGGGGTATAAGTGGATCGCAAACAACAAACAAAAATAGAAAATGAAACTGATAAAAGAAGACACCGAGATCGAATCGAAAAACGATGAGATCAAAAAACAGTTGGAGGCAATCGCGAATCGTCCCGCAGGACTTAATCCGCGAACGCTCCTAACGGAAGCAGCAAACCCGCTCAGCAGCCTCCATAAATACTTTGAGTGGGACGACACCGAGGCCGCTCTCAAATGGAGGGAGGCGCAAGCCTACGATCTCATTCGTAGGATCAAAGTGGAAATCACAACATCGGATCAAAAGACGCTGACGGTTCGCGCCTTCTGGCCGATCAAACACGTCGAGGAAGACGGCACAATCGACGGAGCAAAGCGAGGGAGCTTCATGCTCGTCTCAAATATCATGGATGACAAGGAAGCCACAAGGCAGGTCATCGAAAACGCAAAGAGTGAACTGACAGCATTTCAAGTGCGATATTCAAAACTGGCAGAAATCTTTGAGTTCGCCGGGCTGTTCAACGAAATTCAGAAAATCAAATCAATATGAAAATAACAAAAGGAAAACAAACACGCGCCCAGCGCGTAGTACTCTACGGAGTGGAGAGCGTAGGTAAATCAACATTCGCGGCGCAGTTTCCTGCACCGCTCTTCCTCGACATCGAGCAGGGAACCAGCCACCTCAATGTCGATCGGTGCGACATCGGCAGCTGGAAACAATTAACGGATGCGTTAACAGAGGCCAAGGCGACCGACTACAAGACGATCGTCATCGACTCGGCCGACTGGGCGGAACGCCTATGCGTCGAAGACCTGCTCGCCACCAGCAAAAAGACCAGCATTGAAGACTTCGGCTTCGGTAAGGGGTGGGTCATGGTCGCTGAAAGAATGTCGCGGATGCTCACGAGCGTCGATGCACTCATCGACGCCGGCAAAAATGTCGTCCTGATCGCACACTCAAAAATCGTGCGATTTGAAGCACCGGATGCTTTGGCGGCATACGACCGCTACGAGTTGAAGTTGTCCAAGCAAAGCTCGCCACTACTCAAGGAGTTCGCAGACGAGCTTTGGTTCTTGCGTTTCAAAACCAAGGTATCGACGACCGACTCCGGCAAGGGAAAAGGCATCGGCGGCAAGGAGCGAATCCTGCTGACTACGCACTCCGCAGCCTACGACGCAAAGACGCGATCCGGCCTTGCGGAGGAGTTGCCGCTAGAGTGGGCATCGGTCGCCCACTTGTTTGAGACAACGGCGCAAGCCGTAGTCGCATCAACTGCAATATACCCGGAAAGCTGGGCAGGACGACTCGCAGAACACGAAGGCGCGGTGAATCAATTCCTAATTGGGCGCGGAGTCCTTACGAGCGAGCAAACGTGGCGCGACTGCGCACCGGAGTATCTGGAGCGTGTTGCGCTTCGCGTCGATCAGTTCATCAACACGGCAATCGAGTGGAGGGCGGCAAACAAATGAGCAAAGAAATATCACCATCCTCCCTACCGAAACTCGCCGAGTGCGCCTTGTTTGAAGGCGCAAGCGGAACGAGCGCGGCAGCGGAGCGCGGCACGGCGGTCGATCTTGCGATCCGCAATGTCATCTCGGCACAGCATGACGTTGCAATAGTCAGCGAAGACGCCGGAGCTATAGCCTACGGAGTCGAGGAACTAACACGCCTTGCAAAAGGATCGTTTGTGGAGACTCGCGAAGAGTATCTGGCGATGGCAGTGCCTGGACTCTCCAAGCTCGGAACAGCGGACGCAGTATGCAAGTCGGAGAAGTGGGTCGCGGACATAAAAACGGGACAGGTGCGGGATTACAGAAATCAGTTGCAAGCCTACTCCTTGGCTTGCATGGAAGATAACTTTGAGGTGTCTTGGACGGCACACGTCATATATGTCGATCAAAAGTTAATTCGTAGCTATGATTTTAGCTACGAAGAAGCCAAGCAGATCACCCAGCGCACAATCGACCGCGCAACAAGCGCGGAGGCAAAGCCTACGCCTTGCGAGTATTGTTCATGGTGTAAGCATTTTAACAACTGCCACGCCATCGTGCGGCAGGCTGAGAGTGCTATCGCTCTCATTCCAGACGTAACAGGCAACAGCATCGATGCTATCCGTCAGCGCATCCTTGCAACAGCGGAGTCGATGGGAGCATTCGCGAAGGAGTGGAAGCTCGCAGAAAAGGAGATCGCCGAGCCGGTGCTCGGTCATCTCAAGACAAGACTTGAAAACGGAGACGAAGTCCCCGGATGGAAACTCACCAGCATGAGCGGAAGGAGATTTGTGGAAACAGAAGCAATAGCAAAAGCATCACAAGGTATCACGAAAGAGACATTGATACTCGCCCTTGGCGGTAAGATGTCGGAAAAGAGTTATCTGGAACTCTGCGCCAATAACGGCGTTGAACCAGACCAAAACGCAGTACAAACCGGAGCGCATTCGCTCCAATTAAGACAAACAAAAATAAAATAGAAAATACAAATATGCCAACATATAAAGCATCAGAACCAAAACAGGCCGCAATTTACTACGTCGAGCCTGGAACATACGAAGTCGAGATCGTGAAGGCCGTCGAGAAGACTTCCCAAGCCGGCAACCCTACCATCAAGCTCGATGTCGCCGTCATCCTTGAAGGTGGCGTAGAAGGGCCG